GGTATCCACGCCACCGAAGGGTTGTGTGATTGCGTAGTTTGAAGCCATGTAGCACCGTTCCTTCTAGTGGGGATTTCACCACCAGTTTAGAACAGGTTTGCTTTTACGCCGTTGTTAGATTATGCCTCTACATCCTCTGGTTTGTTCCTGCCAACGGCTATTTGGTGTTCAGGAAACGGGTTTCCCCAAGCGTCCAAACCACGGAAATAAAGGCGACCTGCTTCGTGGGGTTTTGTTTTGTCTTCGTTGCCACGAAGCCGTGAGAACTCACGAACCGTAGCCGCCTCGGCGGTGATTTGTTCCTCGCTAAACATTTCGTCGGCATAGACCATTGAGAACTCGTCAGCGAAGTGACGTGGAACCATTACAAAAGCACCGATTGGCTCACCTTTGCGGAAGTGGATGTCAAGGTTCGGCTCCGTGATTTTGAGGTTGAACGTGAAGTCTCGCCTTAGGTTGTCAGTTTCCACCACCCCCGTCATATGGGTAATGCCACGCTTAAAGAAGTTGGGTGGGTTGATAGTCATAATGTTCACGCCAATGGGGGTGCGAATGTGCCAGTTGTTTTGTACCGTAAAAATGCCAGAACCAAAGTGTCCCTCGTAGTTCTGAATGGGGTTTTCCACCTTGTGCCAGTCAACGGTTACGTCCGTATTTGCGTCGCCCCCGTTCCAACGAACAGTCAAGTCAGTTTCAGCACGGACGACAAACCCGTACTGGTTGCCAATGGCTAGCGGTAGGCAGTAATAGAAGTGCGAGTTAAACCAATCACGACGACGCTGACCAGCCAACGGCTCTAACAACTTGCTGATGCGTTCTTTGCTCTTGCCGTATTCGGGCAAGACGACCATTGTTTTCTCTGGGATTTCAGCACCAGACTCGTTGATGGCAGTCTCGTTCATTTTTTGGGCTTTCTTATGAATACTTGGTGGTCGCTAAAAGGGTTTTCAAATGCGTCAACCCCACGTCGGTAATGGTTTTCAGGACTACCGGGGATAGAGCGCAGTCTTTCGTGTTCGTCTCCCGATGACAACTCGGTGGCGATTTCATCAGGCGTGTAAAACTCGTCCGCAAAGTGTAGCGAGAAACTATCTACAAAGTACCTAGGAATCAGTATGAACGAGGCTATCGGCTCACCCTTTTTGAAGTGAATAAGCAAATCTGGCTCGGTGATTTTTAGATTAAAAATGAAGTTCCGACGCAGATTGTCCGTCTCTATTACCCCAGTCATGTGGTGAACGCCACGCTTGAACCAGTTGGGTGGCTGTACGGTCATAAGGTTCACGCCGAGTGGTGTCCGTAGCAACCAGCGATGCTCGATAGTTACTGTAGCCCAGCCAAAATGTGATTTGTATTCTTGTACGTCATTCCACTGTTGGTCATGGAACACCTCTACGTCGTCTGGCGTGTTTCCACCATTCCATAGTACGGAGAAGTCGTTTTCCGCCCTTATGACAAAGCCGTATTGGTTGCTAATAAGCATTGGAAGGCAACGAAACATAGAGCCTGACATCCAATCACGTTTCTTTTCACCAACCAAAGGCTGTAGAAGTTCCAAACAACGTTGCTTCTCCTCTTCGCCCGTCAAGTAGGGAATAAGCAACAAAGTATTTTCGGGAATCTCTTTGCCCTCTGAGTTGATAATGGGCTGGCTCATTTGGAAAGGGAATCCGCCATTGTTGGGTCAAAGCACCAGAAACCAGCGCAGGTATAGCGGGTGGCGTTTTTCACCTGACGAACCCCGTGCAACCACTCGGTTGTGCCGGGGAAACTCACCATCATTCCCGGCTCGCCAATGACTTCCATATCTTGATTGGGGAAGTAAGTTCCACCACCCTCGTAATCGTCGTTCAAATAAATGATTGAGGCGTACCTGCGCCAAGGGTAGGGGTTTGGTGAACCGTCAGGTTCCTCTGCGTCAGCGTGGGGTGGCTGTTCCGTACCTTCGGGCCAACGAACCAGTTGAAAGGTGTCGGTGTACAAGGGTAGTGTGAGTTGCCGTGTTACCGTAATGTGGTCACGGATTCGTTTGTGAATGTCAACAAGGGTTTCGTAGACCTTTATTGAACGTTGGTCATTTTTTATTTCACCAAAACGACCAATCGTGTTGGCGAACATCGCCCTGCCGTTCCAAAAAGGCTGGTCTGGTGAAGACCAATCCCACTGGTCGTGAGAGTACTCGCTCTTAGCGTGGTCGAGAAGGATTTTCACCTCGTCCTCGCTAATGAAGTTTGGGTTGACAGAAATCATTTATTTCCCCTTACTAGGCGGTAAAACTTTTTTGAATAACTGTTTTTTCGGTAAGTGTTCTTTTGGTTTCGCCACTCTTCGTCGTATCCTTGAGCGTTGGAGTTCATTTCACTATACCCCTCACGAGTAGCCAGCAAAAGACCGGGGCGATACTCAAGGGAGTAATCCTCTCGCTTGAACGGGATTATTTGTACGAATGGTGTTCCAGCAGGAATAACGCCCTCAAAGTCATTGCGCAAGTAAAACGCAATCTTGCCCGTTGGCATTTTGTAGTACCCGTCCATTACGGCAGACAGGGTGATAAACGGCACGTCAAACCTGTTGAGGGGCTGTGTGAACAAGCAACTGTAGCCTTCGGGGATTTCCAGCGAAAGCCTGTTATCCCAAGAGAACGATACGGGGCTGTAACCGTGGGGGGCTGGCATCATTCCTACGTCGTTGGCTTGACGCTCACCCATTACCTCAGAGGCGGAACTCATCCGCAACACTCCGTTTTCTTTGGTGACTATGTATTCCTCAGGGGTGAGAAGCAAATACCCGATAGTAAGTGCCTCAATAAAGGGTAGGCAGTGTTTGACCGAAGGCATTTCACCACCGTCGACGCTTTTGAAAACAAGGGGGATTTTCTTGTACCAGTCAGGAACAAGTTGTGAGGTTGATTCGATTATTGGGTTGTCGCCGCAATGGTCAAGGTCGTAATAAAAAGTGACCTTTTCACCGCTACCAGTACTTGTCGAAGTTTCCATTTAAGTGTGCATCACCAAGATATTTGGGCGTTACGTTACGGCACCAGAAGGCTGTATTAACGTAACGAACTCCATTGGCAATAGGGTTAATGCCGTGCGGATTCTCCACCGTTCCCTCAAAAATGACTAATAAACCCGGCTTGGGCTTAATCATAAAGTTATTGTGTCGAGGGAAGTAGATTTCACCACCATCAAAGTCGCCGCTGAGATACAACATACTGGTGTAGTGCTTTTGAGTGTTGTAAATGCGGTAGATTTCCTCGGCGGCAGGTGGGAACCACATTTCGTTGTAATCAGCAGGCAGGTCAGTTTCACGGTTGAAGTCAGGATTTATGTAGTCAATGTGTGGTTGTTGCCAGAATGGTTCGTGCCACCGCACGATTTCCCACGACTCAAGGAAGATGCTGTCGTGAGTCCTCTCAAAGAAGTTTTCCACCTCAATGCGTGAGCGTTCCTTAACGTCCCAAGCGAGAGAAAGCAGTTCGGGGCAAAGGCGAAGCGAGGCAATCTGGTGAAGGTCAATAACCCTGTCGTTCCACTGCGTGTTGAACTGAGCACGGTGCTCTTCCTTTATGTCGCTATCTACGCCAATGTTGGCGATTGACCATAAATCCGATTTCTTGGACTCTTCAATCAGGAACTCACAGTTTTCAGTACTAATGAAGTTCTCAATAATCCTTACTTTGGGCGATTCGTAGTCCATTGTTCCTCCGTAACTTGACCACGGATTACATCAATGTAATCTGGTCCTTTTGTGTAAAACCAGTGGTCAGGCTCTACAAAATGAAAAAACACCATGCCAACAATCTGGTTCTCTGGGTCGGGTATTGCCTCACGCCAGTGCTCCTGTTCATTCCCGTAGTAGGCAAGGGCTTGGTTGGGCATAAGTGTGTAGGACTTGCCTTCGACAAACAAGTCCCAAGGACGGTTTTGATACAGGCACATATCTAGCGTGTAGGTGCAAGCGTTATCGTCTTTGTGGTGGAAAAGGTTGGGTATTGCGTTGCCATTTTTTTGGTATTGGGCAAAAAAAGCGTAACTGGGCAGTAGGGAGTGACTATTGAATACCCTGCGAGCCTTCCAAACCGAGCGAGTAAAAGCCTCACGCAATAGTGGGTTTCTCGTGTCGCTTAGGCAGTACCGACCAAATCCCTCGTCGTAAGAGTTCTCCTGAACAATGACGGATTTCAGTGCCTCAGAAATGTACTCGTAGTAGTGAGGCTCAAATAGATTATCAACGATTACGGGTTCTCTCATTTTACCCACTGCACTATTGCGTATCGGGTGCCACGCATAACGGGCATCACCTCGTGTGTGTACATAAAGTTTGATGGAAAAATAATCAACTGCTTGGCTTGTGGCTTAATGCTTAATCCAAAGTTGTCAAACAGGATTTCACCACCCTCGTAATCATCATTGACGTAGTAGCAAAGCGAGACACGACGAAGGAGCGCACTACCGTCGTCGCAGTGGTCACGGAAACGCTGTCCAAACCCATATCGAAGGATTGAAAAGTCCTCGTACACATTCTCTAGGTCAACATTGTATTTTTGCTTGTACTGGTCGTAGTAAGGGGCAAAGGCTTCGTAAAGTTTTTGAGACACAAACACCTTCAACCAATCAGGTGATTCTTTCAGAGGCATTGGCTCGTCTTTGATTGGCTGAGGCGCTGTATAAACAAAGCAGTTTCGTGATTTCGTATTAACAAAACCTTCACCGTTTTCACCAATGACCATAGACGGTTCCCAAAGGCTCACAAGACCCTGAGATTCCTGCTCAATCAAGTCAATAATGCTATTGCTTGTTGGAAAGACGTTGTATGCGGTGACAATGCCGGGGGCGATTTCTGTAAACTGTTCCACATCACCACACTACAGCATAAACCACCCTCTACGCCGAGGGCATAAAGTCACCAAAAACGACGGCAGCCCTTTGTCTTGTAAGACTTTTCACCTCGTGGTCTACGCCACTGGGCATAAAGAGGATGTCGCCGGGTTCTAATACAAACTCGTAGTTTTCACCATGACCTTTTCGAGTGTCCCATAGTTGCCACGAGGAACGACCAACGCAGTTCAAGTGGAACATATTGCTATGGTCGGCGTGTCTAGTTACGCCCGTTAAGGCATCGCCTTCATTGGACTCGGAAATAAACATATACATAGAAACACCAAAGGTTTCGTCACGGATACTGTCTAGTTCGTTCCAAACAAACCTCAGTCCGTTTAGTTGGTCGAGGTGTTTCTCAAACTCTATACCGTCGAAATACACGGCACAAAATGTTCCTTCGGGGTAAGCAACTGCCCACGGTGGTGGGTTATCCCGAAGAGGAACAAGTTGCTTCCAATCAGGCATTTCAGTAACTAGACCACGAATAACAACGGGTTTGGATAGGTCTAGTGATGAAATGTGCTCGGAAAAGGTAGCCATAGAACCCACCCCCGATTATTGCGGAGTGGGTTCTATGTACTGATAGCCCGATGCGACCTTTATGTTGTGCGTCAAGATTCCAGCACCAAAAAACAGGTCATTTGGACCAACGGTCAGTTTTGACACCAAAACGTTTGCCGAAACAATCTCGACAGAGGTAATCGGTATCGCCTGAAGTTCCTCGTTCATCAAGAGGTCGCCAATCTGCATTGACCACGCCCTCATGAACTGCCAAACGCCAGCACGATTCACGAACACAAAGTGGTCACCCGTCAAACTGATTTGGTCGTTGAAGGTGTAGTAGCCAGAAGCGCCAATGTCGGTGTTTGCCTGAACAATAGTGGTTTCGTAGGTTGTTTGACCTATTTGCGAATCCGGTACCGACCAAACCGACGCTGGGTACCAAAGGTTAACTATTTCACCATTTGGATACGTCGGAATAACCGCTGTCTTTAGCACGTCGCCAACTTGAACGTCCTCAATGTTTTTGAGCGTACCGTCAGCCATGAGAATCGGAGTTCCGTGGATAAAGCATCCACCCCTAGGTGGCGGCACTGGCGGCGGAACTGGTGGCGGAACGTATGGCGGAACGTATGGCGGCTTTGGTGGCGGAACGTAGGGCGGAACGTAGGGCGCAATGTAGGGTGGCGTATAAGGCGGCGGAACGGGCGGCGGAACGTAGGGCGGCGGAACGGGTGGCGGAACGTAGGGCGGCGTATAAGGTGGCGGAACGTAGGGCGGCGTATAAGGCGGCGGAACGTAGTTAGGGACATCTGAACCGCTATACGCAGAATACCCACTGCTTCCAGCATTATTCACGGCCGCTACGGCGTATTCGTATGTGTAGTTAGCAGAAAAACCGTAACTAACTAGCGCAGGACTTGAGGTGAAACCTGCCTGATACGAAACAACGGTTCCCGTATTGACGCAGTAAATCGCAACAGTAAATGTCTTTGCTTTGGAGCCGTTTGGGTTTGGCGTGAAGTAAACATTCACCTGAGTTCCACTTACAACGGACGGTGAGCCAATAGTGGGCGTATTAGGAGGCTTGATTAGAAAGTCGCCAGAGTCATCTGCCGACATACTCCCTCGTGCGCCAATAATAGGACTCATAACCCTACTTTACACTAAAACTGGGTAAGTGAGGCAAAGATAACATACGTTGCGTTTGCTGTCTTGGTAATAGTGAAGTTGTAAGCGTCATACCCGTTGGCGTATCCGTTGGTTGGGTAACCCAGACCACCAGCCCAGTAAATCGAGGACTGCGAACCGTCAATGTAGACCGTATTACAGTAGTACGAAGCACCAGAACCACCCTGAAGCACCATTACGGCAACCGTCACACTTTGACCAACTGAAAGAAGGCTGTTGAGTGTTGAGCCACCCGAAGTTCCTGTGAAGTTGAACTGGAAGGTGTTGGTTGCCTGTGAGGTGAACAACACAAGCGAGCCTTGACCCGTCAAGTAGATGGTTTGTACACCGTTCGGGCTGTTGCTGTTGAGGTACGTCGTTTCGATTGGCGAGGTGAATACCGTGTTAATGGTCGTCGCTGGTGTACCTTGGTAGCCCTGATTTCCCTGATAACCTTGATTTCCTTGGTATCCTTGCGGTCCTTGAGCACCAGTCGAGCCAGTGATACC